CAGAACGTCTGTTCTTAAGGTAACACAATCCGTAACATCGGGTGTCCAACTTACAAGCCTCCCAGAATATAAAGAATATTCGGTTTGATTCGCGAAAGTCTGGTTGCCCAACATCAATTTTAGTCCACTGCAAGTACATGTAATGAGAACCAGTAATATAACTAGGAGTACCTTTGTTATAGAACCAGTGACCTTCTTCACGCTTTTTAAACTCTCCGTCAATATAATCATACCATTTGTCTTTAAAATAACTTGGAAGATTATTCCAATCAAAAACTGTTCTAATTTTAGATAGTTCTTTTGGATATTCATAAGACTTCCAGTATTGTTCTTCTTTTTTTCCAGATCTTTTATATATGTCTACTTCTAATGGAAGAGCCACCTTAAGACCTTGTATTTCATACACTTCACCAATCTGTCCAGTTTTACTAATAACAATAATATCATATTCTTCATTATAGCCAGTCTCCCATTTTTTATATCTATTGTTTCTTTTAAGTACTTTAGATTTAATATGATTAGGTAAAATTTTATAAAGAGTTTGTTCGTACATTATTTAGATCTCCCTTCTGCAAAACCCTTAAAGTTTGCGCCTTTATCTTTTTTGTCATTTTCTTTCAACATACTTTCTTCTTCTTCTATACGCGTTAGTATTTCAAAAGCATCAAAGATAGCTAGCTTTTTAGTTGCTGCTGCATTTTTTAATTTGTCAGCTGATAAATCATCTTCTGAATCTACAATTTTTTCTTTAGCAACTTTAATTAATTCTTCAACTGCTTTTTGCCCAGCTAGGATTATATTCAGTTTCGTTTCTTTTGTGTTCATATTTAATTACAATATCATTAGATTCCATACAATATAAAAGTTCATTATCTACAATAAACTGAAACTCTCTATTAGGTTTAAAACCTACTAGGTCACCTGGCATGATTTCTAGCGCATCTAAGGTGCTATTGTCATATTTTAATATACCAGTATTCTTTTTTAATTTAGACTTGCTTAAAATGTTATTTTCTAAAATAGGTTTTACAAAACAATATTCATATGTAGCGCGCCATTTATCAGTATTTTTATAAAGATAAACTTGGTTTATTTCTGCAAAATATAAATTATCTTTAAAAAACTTTGAACTATTAACAGACTTACCTTTTAAGTTATAATATCTTCTAAATAAATTATGATGAACTATAATTGTATCACCTTTTTTTATAGGAGTTTTTATAGCTTTAGGTATATCTATTACTTTAGCTGTGGTGTTAATAAATTTATGATCTGAAATACTAGAATTTATTATTAATTCTTTTTTATCAATTTTAATTTTATTGTTATAACGTTCACCTACTGGTTCTATTATAAATTGATAAAGACTTTGCATTAGTATTCCAAATCATACTCAACAGATATTGCCATGTGAGAATTAAACTTCTTCCAAGGCAATACTTCATCTTCTTTTTTAATATAAATATTATAAGAAGATTCTTCTTCATCATATAGTATATGAGAGATTGTATGACCACCATACACTTGCTGTCCTATAGCATAATGCATGGCGTCATTTTTATAATCAGAACCTATGCTGATTTTTCTTATTACTTTACTACTACTCACTTTTTTCTTCTATAGCAGTACAAGTACCATCTTCTAAACTTATGTTTACAGCACCGTATTCTTTTTCTAATTCTTTTTTAAACTCATCCATCTCTTGTACTACACCAGCATACTTGTGGTTTAGTGCGTGTTTTTGGACTTCAACATAACCTATATCTCTTAGCAGAGTGGCTATTTCTTCTTGTTGTTTTTTAATTTTAGCTAATTGATCAGCTGTAATTTGAACTTTAGCCTCTTCGACTTTTGATTCTACTTTTTTCATTTGATTTAATTTAATTTAATTTACTCTAATATAAGGCTATTATGCCTGTTGCTGTTGTAGCGTCATCTGTAGTATATACTTTTCTAAACAAACCATCTAAGGTTGTTCCAGGAGGTATACCTGTTATTGTGATTGTTTGATTTGGCGGAGCACTTGCTAGTTCTACTTTAACAGCGCTACCACCAGCAGCACCATCAATATTTAATCCAAAAGTACCACCACCAGATAATAAATCTCCTTCATATATTCCGTCTTTGGCAGCGCCAGTACCTCCACTAAATGGACGTTGTAAATCTCCAGCTAGTAATGTTATTGTTAAAGCACCGGTTATGGCTGTGGTTTGAACACCAAAAGCAGTTGACATAGCTGTAGCATCAAATATTATTGTTTGACCTACTACACCCATGTTAGGTCCAGATCCTGGATTTATTGGCACAGTAACCGCAGCATTATTTATAATTCCATCAGGTCTTGTTTGTACTACTTGTATTCTATCTACATTACCACCAGCATTTATTCTTAGTCTATAAGAAGCTCCTATCCTATCATTTTGAACGCCTGCGCCAGGACCTCTAGTACTTATTTGAGCGGAACCTAAAAAAGTTCCACCTGAAGCATAAACAACAGCTTCTACACTTACTGGTAGATTAGCTAGATTTGAAGCTGCTGATGCTATTAAACCAGCTGCGCTTTCAGGAGATCTTAATGTTCCTGATACTAATAATGCAACTGCATTAGTGTACATGTCTCCTTGATTTTGTTGATACATATTTTTTTATTTATCTTTTCCTTTAATTTTTTCGTAAGTTCTTAAACCACCTAATCCTAGCATACCTAACAATACAGTCATTAAATGATCCATTTGTAAAGCAGGTGGAGCCTCGGTAGTTTTTGTTATCCATATAAATAAGTCTCTTATGACAAAGTTATATGCTAATGCTACTCCACATATCCAACCAATAAATGGTCTCCACCCAGCAACGAATAATGTACGGTGCTGAGCTTCAACTGCATTGATTTTTGTTTGTAATTCTATTAATTTCTCAGGATCTAACTCCTTACCTTTTATTGCTTCTCTTATATCCCAAGCCAAGTTTCCAGCAACAGTTTTATTACCATTACCTTTACCTAAAAGACCTAGTAAAAACTTAAACACTAATCTGCGTTTTTCTTATCATTATCTGTTACTCTTGTATTAGTATTTGTTTTAGGACCGCCTGCTGCTTCGTTAACCGCCTTGGCATTAATTTTTCTGCCGCTTTTCTTTTTATTTTTACTTGCCTCGAAGCCTGCAGTAATTGTATCAACCGCCTTTGGGCCTTTAGACATCATTGGAGGACCACCTGGTTTTTCTTCACCATACATAGGTGGACCGCCTGGAACTTCTGATCCATAACCTTTGTTCATATTTTTAGGACCATGATTAATATTATTTTTTCTAGTAAATTCATCGTGCATATGAGAACCACCTGAACCTACCATATCTTCTTGTAGAGGAGTATCCATCATTAACCTTTTTCTTTTTTGCATTGCATGCCAGTTTGCCATAATTTCTTTTATTTTTATTGTTATGCGTTATATGCTTCTTTTTCCCAAGGTAGAGTTTTATCTCCCTCATCAAAAGATTTAGGACCATTACGTGGGTATTTTTTACCCCTCCAAGTAACACTCTCATCATCGTAGGAAAGATCACCTCTTTTCATTTGGTCAAGGTGAACTTTTTCATGATTAATAACGTCTTGTTGTTCTTCTTTGTTTGTTATATTTTTGTTTATTAAAATACTACCATTTTCATCAGCAATACCCATAACGCCATCTTCCAAATCCATACTATAGACAGGAGTATTATCTACGTCAAAAGGAAAACCTTTCATTCTAAAAGCCATACTGTTATTTATAAGGTAATATTTTATTCAATGTTTTTTTTCGTTGTTCACAACCACAGGGAATATTAAGTCCCCGTGATATGTGATCAACTACTTTTTTGATCCCAGTTGCTTTTGTAAATTTCTCTACAGTGTCTCCGAAACCTTTAGACTTCATACTATACGTCGTCTACTGTTGCTACTGACCAAGTTGTCCAATACATTTGTACCGGTGTAGCAGCTTGATCTCTACCTAGTGAAGCAGAAGCTACAACACCACCTGGGTTTGCAGTCATTGCTCTATATATAGCTTTGTCTGGTGCAAATGCTCCATCTGTTATTGTTGGAACACCAGTTGCTCCATTAGTTGTTGTTCTAACTGTTGAAGTAAGTACTCTTGCAGAAATACCAGCAGCTGCAGAGTTACCTCCAGCAGGCGCAGTAAGAACTACAGTTACTATTCCAGTAGCAGCGGCATAAGAGCAATCTCCTATATGCTGTGCATTTAATAGATACTCTCCTTGAGCTAAAAGCCCAGCAGCATCACCATTATCCACTACGTTAAATTTTATAAATTGTGCCATTTTGTTGTTGTTTTTGTTTTTGTTTTTGTTTATGTTTGGCTAGGTTTGTACAGTCCTAATCTGTTTTTAATTACTGGTTTTATCACTCTTCATAAAGCAAGTTTGGATCACCACTTTTTTGGATATTATAAAGATCCCTAAGGATTGAATGTTCTTTAGGATTATATTCTACACCTTCACCCAAATCAGTTTTTGCAAAAGCTCTTGCATTTGCTTTATCTGATGTTTCGCCTTGCCCACCTACATCGGCTATGTAACGAGCTTTAGCAGCGTCATCACTTCCACCGTACATTCCGCTTGTTCTAATATTATCATAATCTTTTTCCCAAGCCGTATCAAAACTTGATAACTTGCCTCCACTTTTTTCAACTTCTGGAACTTTTTCATTTTCTGGAACCGTTTTGATGCGAGACTCTGGAATATCAACTCCTTCCGTTGGTGGTACTTTTACTTTTTTTTGTCCCTCTTCAAACTTTGTTTCTTTACCTCCCATGCCTTCAAAACCTGTTTTCATTAAATCTGTAGCGTTACCCATAAGTGAATCTCCCATAGCATTTAACATTTGTTGTTTAGCTCCCATTGCAGCTATTTCTGCAGTATTATCAGGATTAGTATAAGCACTACCAGCTTTAGCATCAGCTCTACTAAAACCTCCAAATTTACTTGAGTAAGAAAGATGAGCAGGTGAATCTCCTTTATAGTCACTATCGGCTTTATGTATTTGGCCTTTAGTATCATATATTAATTCTCTCTCATGAGTCATGTCTTTTCTATAACCTTCTCTGCCTGTTTCTTTATATTTCTTATCCTCATTATGTATTTGAGTTTTAGCATCATAGATCATTTCTCTATCGTGTATCATTTCTTCTTTACGAGAATGTCTCGCATTACCAGTATATTTTCCGTAGTGTCCTTTTTCCATTTTATTTTTCTTTATTTTTATTACAAAAGCTTTTAGCAGCACCTATACTACCAAACCCCCATTTTTTTAAAGCCATAGCTTTTTTAGTTGGTTCTCCATTTGATTCTTTCATAGCTCCTGCCATACCCGCAAATCTACAAGCAAATGAAACTCTTCGTTTACCAGTTCCAGATGTTTGTCTAGATCCTAGCTTTTTACCAGTTTCAGCTGTATATTTCTTACGCATTTTTTTATTTTGTTTTTCGTAAGATTTATTTGTAACTTTAAATGGACTATTAGACATGGTTATTCATAGTTTAATTATTACTTCTTTTCTTTAAGTTTTACCCATTTAAATACTGTGTATCCAATAGTTACAAGTAAAAGAATTATTTTTAATGAAACTTCAAGCTCTGTCATGGTTATAGCTAATGCTGCACCATTAATTGCTAGCAATTTTATATCTGTCATTTCCATGATTTTTTATTAACTTCTTCCTTTTACTATAGATGTTATAGGTAGTTTTACTTGGTATTCTACAGGTGCACAAGGAAACTTAGACACTTGCATACCCATAATACCTGAGCTTGATCCTGTACCGTGTGCTCTGCCGTCTTGATTTAAAGGCCCATCCCATATATGAGATTCACCTACTATACTATCTTTACCGTTTTTACTAGCTATATTATAAGCTTTATCTTGATGCATAATTATTGTTTTTTAGTTTTTGCTCTTCGAGAATCATGATTATATCCTCTTCCTTTTAATTCTAGATGTTCTCCCATAGTATTTGCTTTTTTAACAATACCACTTTTACTGTACATGTTATGTATTTTAAATTTTGCCATAATTATTTTTTACAACCAAAGTTATTAGCATAGTTAGCCATAGATCTTACTTCACTACTATATTCACCTTCTTCAGCTTTCATTATACTAGATGCAGCTGAACAAGTACTTTTACCAGGCATATTGCTTTTTACCCAATTGGTAAATTTACCTTTATTTTTTTCCTTAATTTCAGGAAATCCTTTTTTGTAAAATGGTGAGTTTGTTTTCATTACATGTCATTGTATAATACTCCATCTCCTTGATAATTATCGCCACAATCACAACCTGCTTTCATGTCATCACCGCCCATTGCTTCTGGAATATTAGCGCCTTGTTCTGGTGGTGCACTATTCTCAACATTTGTAGTTGAAATTGGTTGAGATGCAGGATCAATTTGACTAGGTGCAGGCTCTTGGCCATATCTAGGAACATCAGGATCTGTATTAGATGGTGTAACAGGACCAGAATATTCAGCTACATCTGCGCCTCCTATTGGATTATCGGCAAGTTCTGTTGTCATTTCTGCAAGCCCATTATCATCAACAAATCCAGAATAACCAGTATTTGGTCCAACTTCAGCTACTCTTTCTCCACTAGTAGTAGTTGTAACTTCACCTATAGCTGATCCATCTGCTATTAAAGAATTATCACTATAACTACCACTTCCTGCAATAGCCTGACCAAGTCCTTGCTGTTGCATAGTAACTTCATCATTTGCAGTATCTCCGGTAAAACCTCTATCACCAACTTGTCCTCTTGTACCTCCAGCATCTAGTGCCGCTTGGTTTTCAGCTAATTGTTGTTGATTAGAATAATTTGAAGAAGTATAATTTCTTTCAGAAAGTGTTTGTTCTACTGGTTCAGGCTGGCTATAATCGCCTGGTTCATTTGCCCCACTAATTTCTCGATTTTGGGCCATTTCCAAATCTCTATACTGATTAAGAGCATCCCCCATTCCACTTCCATATCTTTCATTATAATCTACATTTGCACCTAACCCTGAACCTCTATTTCCTCTAATTACTTTCAATGGACTCTTTGATAACAAAGGGCTTTTACTTAAAAATGGACTTCTACTTTTCATCTTGTTTTGTCATTATTAACGTTTTTAATAGCTGTGATTAATACTTTATCCATATAACTTTCACCTCGCATTATTTTATTTCTTCTTTTACTAGTAGGCACATCTTCTTCACCCAACATAATTCGGTACATTCTTGCTATTAGTTGTTTACACTTGAAAGAAACTTTATAGATGTGATACTTTTGTGTAGTTCTGTTTCGTTTCCTCCACACAACTATCCAATCGTTTTTTATCATTTTGTTCCAGCGTCTGTTGTCCCAACTGTAAGCGTAAGTACCGATCTTAAAATCTTGCTTTGTAAAAAATCCCATACAGTCAAAGTATATTAATAACTCTAAATCTGCATCGTTTAAACTATTATTTTTGCAAGCCCATTTACGAATTAATCTATAATGCTTTAATATACTTAATTCTCTTATGTCGCTTGCCTCTAATTTTCTCATAGTACAACTACGACATCCTGTAATTTTATAACTGTAAATTTTTCTTTATCAAATTCTACACCGTGACCAGCATGCTTGTCGTAGTATATTATATCATCTTTTTTAAGACCTTTTATATCATTACTTACTGAAAATATAGTAGCTTTTTTATATCTTATATCTTCTCTGTCTTTTTCAATGATAATTAAACCACCTTTAGTTTTATCAGTAGTTATATTCTCTGCTTTTATTATAATATTATTTCCTATTGCTTTCATTGTCTAAGATTATTAATAACACAATCAGTTGACAATATTGTCGTAGCTACTGATACTGCATTTACTAATGCACTTTTAGTAACAAGTAAAGGATCTATAATACCATTTTTAATCATATCAACAGATTTGCCTGTAACAACATTTAAACCAAAACCTTTTACAAGGAACACTGGAGTAGATACTATACCAGCATTATCTAATATTACTTTAAAAGGTGATTTAATTGCATTTAGCAATACTTGTTCACCAATTGTTTTTGATTTTATGTTTTGATATGCGTTTAAAAGAGCTATACCACCGCCTGGTACTATACCTTCTTTTATTGCTGCTTTTGTAGCACATATAGCATCTTCTACTCTATCTGCTTTTTCTTTTAACTCTATATCAGAATTAGCACCTACTTTTACTATAGCTATTTTAGCTGATAATCTTGCAAGCCTTTTTTCTAACATAACTATCTTACTAGGTATTGGCCCATCAGATAGTTCTTTTTTAATTTGAGTAATAATGCTTAAGATTTCTTCTGAAGGTTCACCCACTTGTATTACAGTATCTTTTTCTGTAGTAGTAGCTCTTAAGCACGTACCCAACATTTCTGCTTTAATAAGATCCATATCATCACCTAGATCTTCATTGATAACTGTTGCTCCTGTTAACATAGCTAAGTCATCTAGTGTTTCTCTTTTGTTTACACCAAATGTAGGAGCATTAATTACATTTATTTTTATATTACCTTTAGATTTATTCATAGCTAGAGTTGCTAATACTGGCGGCTCTATGTCTGCTACAATAAGCAAAGACTTTTTATTTCTTATAACATGTTCTAATACTGATTGTATTTGTCTTATGTTTTCTACCGGTGACTCTATTAATAATACTTGAGGATTTTCTAATTCACAAGATTTTTTTTCATGATTATTAATAAAATGAGAGTTAGACATACCTTTATCATATTGAACACCATCCACAAGTTCTACTTCTGTTTCTGATTGTGGAGAGTAATCCATCATAACTATACCTGTTTGACCAACAGACCTAAATGCATCACCAATAAGTTTTCCTAATTTAGGATCATTATTAGTAGATATTGTGGCTATTTGATCTATCATCTCGCCTTTAACAGGTAAGCTATTTTTTTCTAAATATTTTATTACTTTATTAGTAGCAGACTTAATACCATCTTTAAGCTCTCTAGAACTTATTTTAATGCCTGTTTCTGATGCTTCTTTTAAAATAGCATGTGCTAACACTGTTGCAGTGGTTGTACCATCTCCTGCTTCATTTACTGTTTTGCGAGCCGCTTCTTTTAAAAGTGTAGCACCCATGTTTTCTACTGGATCTAAAAGTACTATTGAATTTGCAACAGTTACACCATCTTTTGTAATAATAGGTTTACCATTATCATCTTCTAGTAATACACATTTACCGCTAGCTCCTAATGTAGAGCTAACAGCTTGTGTGAGTTTATCGATTCCTTTAAACACTTGATCTTGAGCACTTTGCCCAAAATTAAGATTTTTGACTATTAAGTCTGACATATTTGATTAAATTTAATTAGATTATTTGATTTTATTTAAAGGTCTTAACGACTTTTGGACCATTTAAGAATTCAACTTTATTGCTGTAATGTTCGACTGATGTGTCTATAGCATTTTCAGCTCCTTCAATTGTTTCTCTTCTGGTTACGTCAATCCAATTATTTTTTTCTGGATCTTGGTATTCAGTTTGATAAAAACCGTTTGGTAACTGGGTAATACGCCAATGCTTTTTTGTAGCAAGGTGTTTCCATAATTTAATGGTTTCTTCTAAAATTTGTGGTTGACTACCCCACGATTGAGTCTGGTAAAATAGTGTCATTGGTTTTGGTTTTATGTTTGACAATAGGTTTATAATACATTATCACTTGTTTTTACGGTTTTTTAAGTGCTAGGTACTTGTTTAAATTCAACATCTAGTTTTTCATAGCTAACTCTATCAAATCCATCAGAATGTCTAAATACAGATTCTTTAGGTATTTCATCAGACATAACGCCTTGCCATACACCATTTCCATGCTCGCTATTTAAGTATTCAAATAAATATATATTTAAACCTTTTTCAGACACACCTATTAATTTAATATTTTTCTTCAATCTTCTATCTGATATTGGAGTTCCAGCTACAGTACTTCCTGTTGGTCCACGAGATCCTGTAGAGCCTGTAGATCCTTGTGGTCCAGTTGGTCCTCTAGGTCCTGTTCCCCCAGTCCCACCTGTTGGTCCTGGTCCTCCTGTTGGTCCACGAGCTCCTTGTCCTCCCGCTGGTCCAGTTCCACCTGAACCTCCACCTGGTCCACCTGGTCCGCCTGGTCCGCCTGGCCCACCTGGTCCTGTTGGTCCGCGAGGTCCTGTTCCACCTGCTCCACCTGACCCACCTTGAGGTCCAGTTCCTCCAGTAGGTCCTTGAAAACCATCTGGTCCGGCTGCTCCTGCTGGTCCTGTTGAGCCTGCTGGTCCTTGATTACCTGTACTACCTCCTGGTCCTGTTGGACCATTACCACCAGTTGTACCTTTTATTCCTTGAGGCCCTTGATTTCCTTGAGGTCCAGTTAAACCTGCAAATGGTCCATATATTAAACTTAAAGTACTCATTTTTTATATTTTTTAATTAGCATGGGTTACAACTTCCTGGTGCTCCAGTTGGTCCTTGAGGTCCAGTAGGTCCAGCACCTCCACTAGGTCCTGTTCCACCACTAGGCCCTGTTGGTCCACTACTTCCAGATCCACCACTACTTCCAGGTCCACCACTAGGTCCAGTTCCACCGGCTGGTCCCGTTGGGCCTGATCCGCCACCTGGTCCTTGTGGTCCTTGACCTCCCGGTCCGCCACCACTACCACCAGGTCCGCCTGGGCCTGTAGGTCCATTACCTCCAGTAGGTCCGGTTCCTCCAGATGGTCCAGTTCCTCCAGTTGGGCCTCTACTTCCTTGTGCTCCTTGAGGTCCTGTATTTCCAGTTCCTCCAGTAGGTCCTTGATTACCTGCAGCCCCAGTATTTCCAATAGCACCAGCAGTTCCTTGTGCTCCGGGTCCACCAGCCGTACCTTGAGCACCAGTTGGTCCAAATTGTGGTCCATATAAGTTTACTAATGTTCCCATTTTTTATATTTTAAAATATTATTGGCCTCTAGGTCCAGGTCCGCCGCCACATCCACTACAACCTCCAGTAAAACCTTGAGGTCCTGTTGCTCCACCATTTCCCGGAGATCCAGTAAATCCAGTTGGTCCTGCAGGTCCTTGTGGTCCAGTACCTCCAGATGGTCCAGTAAATCCTGTTGGTCCCGCCGGTCCAGTAGGTCCTGATCCACCACTACCACCAGTTGGTCCAGCAGGTCCTTGTGGTCCTTGAGGTCCAGTAGGTCCAGTAAATCCAGTTGGGCCTTGTCCTCCACCTGGTCCAGTAGGTCCAGCAGGTCCAGTTGGCCCAGCAGATCCAGTAGGACCTGTTGTAGTATTATTTGGTCCAGCAGGTCCGGTTCCGCCAGTATCACCTGTAGCTCCACCTGGTCCAGTAGCACCTTGTGATCCAGCAGGGCCTTGATCTCCATCAGCACCAACGTCACCTGTAGCACCCGCAGGACCTTGTGGTCCAGTTGGTCCCGCTGGTGGCACCGTTGCTTTAAGCGGTATTCCTAATCCAACTAATGTACTCATGTTTTATTATTTTATATTAATATCCAGCCAAGTGTAGCTCCAGTATATCTTAGCATAAATCCTACATTTAATTTATCTAAAGTTAAATCAGTAGATGAATTCATTATTTTTTCTCCATTTCTACCTAAAGTACATGTTGTTAATCCTGTTAAGTTTACAAACTCTAAATAATCTCCTACTGAAGGAGATGCAGGTAATGTAAGTGTAATTGCAGATCCTCCGCTTAATACATAACAAAAATCTTTAACTCCAGTTGTGTTTGCGGTTATAACGGATATTGTAGGTTGTAAACTTCCAGTAGAACCATTTGCTGCAGCGGTTAAACGACCTTGAGCATCTACAGTTATATCGGCTCTTGTATAAGTACCTGCTGTAACAGCTGTGCTATCAAGTGAAGTACTTACATTGAATCCATTAGATACTGTTGATATACCTGTTCCACCTATCATTTGTACTGTAGATCCTTGAACTATATTAGCTGACGTACCAGAATCACCTGTTAAAAGCCAACCTGAATATCCATTAGAATCAGCCCATGTACCATCTTGTCTTAAAAATTGACCAGCACTACCACCATTTAAATTTAATGTTAATACACCGGATCCTGTTATTGGTTGACCACCAACAGCAAAAGCAGCTATATCGCTTGTATAGCCTACGCTTGATACTGTACCAGAACCTGCTGCAGTTAAAACTGCATTACCACCACTATATGTAACTGATATACTTCCGTCAGAATTTGTTACTCGTCCTATACCATTTGTTGTTGCATCTGCATCACCCATTGTTACAGCACCTGCACTAACAGTGAAAGGAGCAGGAAAAGAAGCAATACCAGCGGTTGATGTTGTTGCTAATCCAATATTTTCTTGTATTAATGCCCAGTCTGTTAAAGCACCTGTTCCTGCACCGGCTGCAGATTGAACAATTAAAGTTTCTCCAGCTGTAACTGCTTCACCATAAAGAGTACCAGCGACACTTACTACATAAGTATCACCTACTGATATAGCTATTTGTGTACCTCTACTATCTAATATAGGTGTGTTAGTACTTGCATTATAAGCTCCTCTAAATATTAAAGCAGAACTAAGCGCTG